CCGAAATCCAGGCATTCAAGCAACTCATTCTAAAGGTATCAAAAGATTCCTTACCATGAGGTACCATGTCCTTGAGAGATTCACATATATTATCGCTGGTTCTATCCTTTATTTGTGTAGGATTTGCCGCGCTTTTAATCCAGTGAACTCTTTCACGTATCGTATCTTGGTCTAAGGGTGCCATCATCAGTGTCAGATCCTGAGGATGTGGCCGCCAGGTACGTCTTAAGAATGATATTTCTAATTCATTAACGTACTTGGGTGCTGTCAAATAGTGGTTCTTGTTCGCATCTGTGTAGATAACCCCTATTGAAGCTAAATAATCACCGAATGTTTTAACATTAAAATATTCGGCTATTTTATCATGGAGAGAAATTACATGGTCATCACCTAATGTGATAGTGTCAGTGTTATCCTCCATTATCCTTAAACTCTTTAATTCTTGGGGCATAACATTAATCCACGCCATGCATTTGTACATATCATTCAACATTGAATTGAATGACATTGTTAATGCAAAACCAGAGGGTATACCATGATCTAACTTCAAGTATACACCTTGACAGGCAGTAATTCTATCTATGGAATCGAAAACGATTCTACGCCTTATAGTCGCGTTGACTTCACCGTCATTGTACCAACGGTTGACCATGTCTGTAACAGCCATAATCATATCTACAGAGGGTTTTCCATCAAAATTCTTATAATCTCCGGCAATAAATTTATACCCTTTATTTTTAAGTCTCTGTAGTGTGTTTCCCCATTTCCTTGAAGTGGGGTCCAAGCCTCCTTGGCATGAGAGTTTATCATTATTTATGTACAACATGGATATCCATGCACCAAAATACATTCTGGTTACTAAGGTTAAATCCATAGGTAAACACTCTATTGTTCTTGTGTCAACATTTTCAATTTTAGCATGTCCTCTTAACTCATCTTTAGGAAAAGTAATTGTTAAAGTAGGTACACTACAATTATTTTTATAATTTTCTATTCTTTGTTCAACTGCGGTTGACACGCGTTGATCTTTCCATTTGTAAGGATATTCAGTAATGATATTATGC